TTTTGTTACACCTTGATAATCTATATTATAAGGTGGGTCTGTAAAGACCATATCAGCCTTTTCACCATTCATCAACTTAGCCACTTGGTCTGAATCTGTACTATCCCCACAAAGCAAACGATGCTCACCAATCTCAAACAAATCACCTAAAACAATATCTGTTTTAACTTGGTTTGTGTCTCCAACTTCAAAATCATCCTCTTCTGCTTCTAACTCTTCAACATTTTCTTGCTCTACAACTTCCACATCCAAACTATCAACCTCAACCTCTTCAATATCAATATCCTCAATCTCAATCCAGTCAATCATTGCCGTTTCGTCAATAGGATTTTTTTTGGTATTAAAAACCTCTAGTAAATATTTAACCGCTTCTTTTCTATTTTTTAAATCTAAAAAAGTGCAGGTTAGTTTTTCTGGAACATCAAAACCCTCATTTACTAATTCTCTTAACAAATCAGTTCTTAAATGTCCATCTAAAATATAAATATCTCCTTCACTTTGCCAAACATAAAAAGCAAAGCTAAAACCATTTTTAATTAAACTTTTTTTAGTCTTTTCATTATGGTAAGGATTTTTAAGATTAGTTGGTTGCAGATCTTTTAGCTCCTGCCAATTTACTAATTCAGTTTTGATTATTTTATTTTGGATTTGTCTCATGTTTACTTTATTTACTTTTATTTAACTATTTTGTCAATTTCAACTAATTATTTTAAAACAAACTAATCAAAATTAATATTAAACAAACCGCAAAAGGTACCGAACTAAAAATAGTTAAGATTATCAAAAGTGCTTCTAAATTTTCTATCATATTATTTTATTTTATTATTTTTAATTATTGCTTCAATGTTATCAATCTGTGACTCATATTTTTTAATAACTTCTTTTGATGAGTTTTTTCTAAACGTTGCCACTAATGAATTAAGAAGTGGTAAGATTGAAAAATAAATTATTTCTTCTGGTACGTTTTGGTTTATGAGTTGCAACAGAGACGGCAATAAAGCTATAATCAAAGACAAAACACCCCCCAAAACTAAATCAGAACCCCCCTCGCTTGTCCACCATCTTGAAATACCGATGAAGAGTTTATTAAAATCAAAAGACTGAGTATTTTGAATTTGTTTTTGCAATTCTCTAATTTGATTTAAATATTTAACCTCTAATGAATTTTTAGCTTTTTCTAATTCTCCATTAAAATCTTTAGCCCATTTTCCGTTTAATTTTTGGAGTTTTTCAATCTGTTCATTTAAATTAGCTTTGTCAATGTTGCACGCATTGATATTGTTAACAATATCACTAGTTAACATTTCATTTTCTTCTTTAACTTTTTTTAATTCTTTTTGGATTAAATTAGAATTTGGAATTTCTCTACCTCTCAAATCTCGAATTTTTCGAATTAAAACTCTGAATCGTTCTCTAATTCCTTCACCTGCTATTTTTGTCTCTAGGTGAATATAATCAGCTGTCCTGCTACCAAAAACGTCGCTGTGATGTTTTGTGAAATCTTCTATAATTTTTTTATTAACTTCTAAATAATTTTTCATATTATTGTTTATATTTTTAAGGAACGGCAGAGGATCAATTACTCCACCATAACCGTTATTCCTTTGAGTTCTTACACCGTTTTTATCTACTGGGATTAACTCTAAATGTAAATGTTTACCTGATGAATTCCCAGTGTTACCCATTTTTCCAATTCTTTGACCTTCTTTTACTTCAGAACCAACTTTTAAAGCATTGTCGAAATTGGCAAGGTGTGCATAAGCCCAAGCTCTTGAGTTCTCCTTATTCCAAACCGTTGCTAAGTTGCCGTAACTGTTTTTTTTATACTCTTGTTTAATTAAAACCCCTTTTTCTACCGAATAAATTGAATCATCTGGATTATTTTTATTTACCAAATCTAAACCGTTATGTCCTTTTAATCCCCATTTTTTATAATCAATAGGATTATTCTGTCCAAAAAATTGAGTTATATCTCCACCCTCGTTCCAGGAATTTTTCAGTACTGCATTTTTTATTGGTAATTTCATAATCTAATATTATCTTAATTTGTCAAATAATATCCAAGCTATAGCCAAACTTAAAAACAATGTCAAGATACTGCTTTGTGTTAATGAATAAAAAAACACGACAACTATTGTATATAATATTATATTATTCATAATTATTTTATTTTAGTTTTTTCCCCTTTTAATTTTAAGTAAATAATTAAATCTAAATATTCTTCATAAGTTTTTGGGACGTCACTAGACCAGTCTTGATCAATTATGTCAAGCTTATTTATTTTTTCGATTATTCCTGGCGTTATTTTTGCATAAAAAATATTAAAATAAATTAAGTTTAAAATTGAGTTTCCTGCTTGAAGTATCTCTTTTATAATAGCTATGGATTGTTTTAGTATTTTATTCATAATTATTTTAAATTTAAACTCTCCAAAAATTCTTCATAGGCATAGTCTAGACCTGAATTTCTGAAATTATTAATTATTTGAAAAAGCATTTCCATAAATAGAAAAGGGGATACCAACACAATAGCTAAGTAGAAAGCCATTTTTGCCATTATTTTTAAGATTTTGTTTGACATTATTTAGACTTTTTAGATTTTAAAAATTCCGAGAAAACTACTCTCTCTGGATCAATGAGTGCGATGATTAAAGCTAGTGGGTAAATCGCCAAAGGGAAGGCGATTAAAACTGCGGTGAATTTGATTAGTCGTTTTGGCATAATTTATTTATATTTAATTAAATAAGTCAAAAAAGACTTATATTGATTTAAAGTTCTATTTTTGGATTTAGGCATTGGACAGTTAGTCGCTTTTTTATAGCTTTCTCTTGCTAGTTTTTGTGCTTTTGCTATTTTATGCCCTGAATTTAATTCAATCTGTTGACCATTTTCGTCAATTTTAAAATCTGGAATTTTGGGTAAGAATTTATCTCTTACATGCTGATTAATTTGGTTGCCAATATCGTTTTTGGAAATTTGCTTTTTCCACTTGTATTCTTTCAAAGTATTTACTTCAAGATCTCTAGTTGCTAATTTAGCATTATCAGCTTTAAGTTTGATATTTTCTTTTTCAGTTTGTAAAGCTAATTCTAAAATTTCTATTTTTGTTAAAGGTTTTACGCCTTGCAATTGTCTAAGTTTTTTTTCTGCTTGAATAAAATAGTTTCTGGCTTGCTTACCCCTTTTATTTCTTTCAATCATTGCCAAATGTTTAGCAGTCTCAACAGTCAAAAAATACTCTTTTTTGTTATTCTTATGCGGTTTGACAATTTTGTCAAAGTCAATTCCTTCTTCAAAACCGATAAGCCTGTCTTTAATATAGTGTGCAAACTCTCTTTTATTATTTAAAAATTTTTGTAAATTTCTTGCATTTACTTTACCGTCTTTGACTTCAATTAAGCTAAAGTCAAAAGTTTTGTTTTCTACATCCGAAAATAAACCTTTTTCAAGGTCGCTAGGTTTTTTATACAAAGTATTCATATAATTTTTTACATTTTTTTAATGCCTGAAAAATTTTCAGGTTTGAGGGGGCTAAATGTTTAGGCAACCCCCTCGAATCTAAAAACTTTCTAAACGAATAATACCCTCAACTTTAGTTTTTGTCAAGGGTATTTTTAGTGACATTTTTAGTTGAAAAACTCTTTTTATTCTTCTTCAAGGCAGGTATATTTATCTTTAAATATGGTATAGATGCAATCACTTTTTCACATCTTCTTATCCATGCGTCTGGTGCAACATCTCGACTAATACTATACACTGCGTCTTCAAGTTTTTTATCTAAATATTGGTTTATAATTTCATAATCTTTTTTTTCTTTAATTGTTTTAAGTTTTTTTTCTACTTCTTTTTCTACTCTTAATTCAAATTCATCAGTCTCTTTTTTATCATCTTCTTGTTTTAATATTCTACTTTCAATTGAAGAGCTTCTTAAAATTGCATTTAAAAACGATTCTTCTAATTTTGTTTGAACTTCTGGAATACCTACAATATATTCGTCTGAATTTCCTTTAATTAAAGCTTGATCATGAAAATTTCCATTTAAATAAATTTTTTCTCCTTTTTCATTATAAGCGTATATAATTTTTGAAGCATTGTAATTTTTATTAATAGCTTTATATATTTGTTCTAAATAACTACTAACATGATTTCTAGCTTCTTCTCGTACCTCTTTTTCTATTTTTTTTAAAATTTCTGACATATTATTTTATTTTATTAATATATTGATTTGTGAATTAAATTTATTTAATTATTTTTTGCCACCACTGTTTTTGGTAAAATCATAATGTTATACATTCATTTATATGAGAACGCTCTAAAGTTATTTGACTGCCGTTTGAGAGTGTGTGAATATATTCATTCATCGGTATTCTATGAACGTATACTCTACCACCAACAATAACAGTGCTACTTGTGTATCTAGTAGCAGACTCGACATGAACTACATTATAGCAAGGTTTCGCACAGACAAAATTATATGCTGTATCGCCCAATAAAAAATAACTTAAGTGTCCTCGCGATTTACAGTATGCGTGTAAATCAACGCCTCCCAAGATTTTTTGGTCGCTATTGCGGCATTCCCAACTCCAGGGATCAGAGTAATTCGCTGTATACGCATGTAAATTCTCGTCATGCTGATCATACTGGTTATTACACGCTTTGTTTAAATCCATTTCCTGCTTGTCTGTGAGATCATCATAAGCATGAACGTTAATGGATGTAAAAATTAAAAGTAAAAGTGCGGTTGTAATAAGTTTTTTGAACATAAAAATTAATGTTTTATTGTGTGTTTTGTTATTAGACATATTATTTAATTTTAGCAATATATTGATTAGTTAAATCTTTAATTTTTGTGCCGATTGTCCAGCAACCGTTTGAGTTGCAACCAGCCCTGTAATTTTTATCTCCGTTTACTAAAGCTCTTGCATTATACCAATCTTTTTTATAATCTGCTAGCTTTCCTTTATTTGTAAAGCTTCCATGCTTAACACCGCTGCAAGCTATAAACGCTGAAAGTTGTAAATCTTTTGTCAAAATATCTGGATTAGAAACTAAGTCTCTATTTGTCCATTTCGACCATTGCTGGTAGTTAGTTATATGTGTTAACTGAATATAACCTCTTCCATACCAATTTTTGCCTCCTTTGTATCCTAATCTCAGAGCTTGAGCTTCGCCATTTATTTCTTCCAGAAACTTGAATTGAGCGGTTTCATGATTAGCATTTGCTAAAACAAAAGCGGTCTCTTCAATACTCATATCAAGTGATTGACATTCTTTAAAAATAATTCTTTCGTGATTGTTTAAATTTCTAAGGTAGTCAATTTTAGGCTTTACACTTACCGTCTCAATTTCTGGCTGATTGTTTTTATTTTCCACAACCGTCTCTGCTATAATCTCAGATTGGTCATCAAAGATTACCCCATCAATTTTTTCAATTTCTGGAGTTGTAACCAATTCATCTGAGTATTCAATTTTTGGAGGCTCTACTGGTTCTTGATTTTGCATTTGATTATATTTGCTCAATCCAAAAATATAAATAAAGCTGAATAGTATTATACAAATTATAAAACTGTAGCTCGCCCTTGATTGAATTTTTTTAATATTTTCTTTTTGTTTTAATTTTTTAGACATATTATTTAGTTGTTTTTATCATTTAAAAGTTTTAAACATTTTTTAATATCTGATAAAGTGTAATCTCTACCATCAATATTTATAGTTTTTTCTTCCTCTTCAACTCTGATCCCTGTAATTTCAAAAAACACATTTGAATCAAAATTAAGAACATCTAAAGCTTCTAATTGCTCTTTCCTGCTTACTGAATCATAAGACCTTCTCCAAGCTTCTTTGTAGCCATAAACTTTTAAATACCCACCTGTTGTTTTATAGCTTGGATTTTCTTGTTTTTCTTTTTCTGTCATTTCATCTTCTTCTATCCATTCGGTTAAATCAAAATAAAACCAATTAGGTATTTTTGTATGTCCCCATTCTTCAGGGGTGCAAGGTTTGTTAAATGCCCCAAAGCCTGAGTAATCAATTGTTGAAAAGTGACCTGAAGAATAGTTAGATATTGACCAGTCGCCTGTGGAGCGACGTCCTGTTGAGCGATGACCTGTTGAACAGTATCCTGTCGAACAGTCTCCTGTAGAGTAATTTCCTGTAGATCGATAGCCTGTTGAGCTGTGACCTGTAGAGCGGTATCCTGTAGAATGGGAGCCTGTCGAATAGTTGCCTGTAGAGTAATTTCCCGTAGAGCGGTATCCTGTTGAAGTTGTTATAAACATAAATTATATAGTGTTATTTTATTTTTCAATTGTTTTACTTGCTTTTTGACCAGCTTCTAATTTTTTTTGACATTCTGAATCAGATAAACACTGATTAGTAATGTCTTTTAATTCTTTATCTAAAGATTCTTTTTGACTCTCTAAAGTTTTGATATTAGCTTGAGCTTGCTCTATAGCTTGCTCTTGCTCTTTTTTCTTTGATTCATTCAAGTCAATCTTTTCTGATTGAATTTGGATCTCTAGAAAAAAATCTTTTGGCTGGTCTGCTCCAGCATTATTTGGTTGGTTAGAATTGCTAAAAGCTAATAAGCTGATAACAATAATTGTAATAATTCCGAAGCTAATTAGTATGTTATTTTTAGTCATATATTTATTTTTATTTTTTTGTGCAATAAATTCCTCCCGATCTGTTGCCATCATAAATGTAGCAAAGATTATCTCTATCTTCAAATGCAAAAACATTAATTACATCGTTAGAGTATTTGCCTTTAGCGTCTATAATATGCCAAAGTGAAGGGGACGCTTGTGTTTGAATTGTAAACATAAATCCTGCTGTAATTCCTGCTGTAATGATAATTGTTAAAATGTTTTTCATACTTATTTATTTAAATTTAGTAATAATTCAATTTCTTTTTGAATTTCTGAAATTCTTTTGTTTCTCGAGTTTGAAATTGGTTCAGTACCTCTAATAAATTTAATTTCGTCAAGAAGTGCTTGGACTTCTTTTTTGACTTGCTTTGTAGTCATTATTTAATTCTTGAAGTTACACCGCTTGTAATTGACGGCTGATTATAATTAGTTTTTTCTGATTGATAAGTTGCTAATGCTAAAATAGAGTATGCAAATACTGCTAAGATTAAAATAAGCATTGAAACCTTGTTTGTTGTCATAAATTTTTTATTTTTTTGTAATTTCTGGAATATCCGAACTTTTGATTGATTCTAACTTTGTTATAAATTGTTTTTTAGTCATTTTTTTTAATTAATTTAATTATATCTACTATCAAATCCTCAAATCCGTAAATCATGTAGTAATTAAAACTACTTTGGATTTCTTCTGCTAATTCTAGGTAATCTAGTAAATTAGCTTCTTTTAATTTAGTGTATAACATAAATTTTTGTTTAAGAATTTAAAAGTTTAAAAAGTCTAACTCGTACTCTGCTTCGCCTCTGATTTCTAAAATCTCAGAGGGTGTTAATGTGTTGTCATTCATAATTTTTGTTTTTTGTTTTATTTAGATTAATTCTACAAATTCTCTGCTAGTAAAAAATTGAATTGCTTCTTTGTTTGAAGTTTCAATTTCTAATAAATAATTTCCGTCTGTTATTTCTTCATCGTAATTAAGAATTTTGCAATCGGAGGATGGGTCAAATTCTTCAAACCCTGGTTTGAATAAATTTTCCCACTCGTTTAAAGAAATGATAAAAGTCCTGCTGTTATTGTTTTGTGTTGTCATAAGTATTTAATTTTTTACAAATCTAATTTGATTTGTTAATATAATTATAATACAAGTTTAAAAACTTGTCAATAGTTATTTTGTGCTTGAAATAAAAACCGCATTAAATAGCGGTTAATCTTGTGTTTTGGTTTGTGTTTTAAGAATATACCTTATGTAATTAGTTAAATTTAAACCTTTTTTTTCGGCTTCTCTTTCGTATCTTATAGAATCAGAAGTTGGTAAATACAAGGTAACAGCCTTTTTATTTTTTTTATCTTTAACTTTTTTTGTTATTTTTGGCATTACATAGCCAAATTTTTCTTCAAGTTTTTTGCAAATTTTAGCATCTTGAGATTGAAGCGAATAAACTTTTTCCCTTATTTCCTTAATTTTTTTTAAATTTTCTTTTAAGTTTTTCATAATTAATTAATTTTATTTTCTAAAATTTTGTTTAATTCTGTTAAAACCGTTTCAGGCTCAGAGTCAATCATTCGTGTGTAGTCTTGTCTGTAGTTTAGCCATTTTTGACAGAGGGCTTTTGAAAGTTTTTCTGGTACAGTCCAGTAGTAAGCAAAAAGTTCTCCCTGGTTTCTCGCTAATATAATATCGATATTCTCGTTTTTATCTATTAGTTCTTCAACTTTTTTAACATTTGCTTTTAAGTTTTTTTCAATTACGCTATACTCAGGATTCTCACCCAAAACCTCCTGCAAATGTTTCAAGATTTGTCTGATTTGTGGGGATTGAATCGCTGGAGTATAAGCCGACAAGTCAACGTCACACGATATCAACTCATAGTCTTTGCTCCATTCTTGACCTTTTTTGTCAAAGTAATAATCACTCTCAATCTCTAGCTTTTCAAGATTATATTTTTCACAGACTTTTTTTAGGTTATCGTGTATTTTTTTAGTTATTGTATATTGATTAGACATTTTGTAAATAAATTGAATTAATAATTTCTAAAGCCTTTTCAAACCCTTGCCCTTCATCAAAACAGACTCTTGTAAATTCTTGAAGTAGGAGTTGTCGAAGGGTTTTGGGGGTGTGTTTTATTCTTTCACTTAGCACGCAAACCTGAGTTTGGTTCTGGGGGCTATCCATCCAATGTCCGTTTGGTAGACCTGAGCAAGAGTAAATTGTTCTATCCCTGCTTTGCTTTTGTATGCTTCTCCTGTAATTGTACTCCTCTATAATTATTTTATAACTTTTAGTTTCCACATCCAAAAACGGCATAACCGCTTGACCGTCTGGGGTGATGGAAAGAAGGGTTTGGGTTACTTCTTTTCTCCAAAGCTTGCTTGATTCTTCAAAATCATTTTTTACTTGTTCAATATATTCTTCAAAGTATAAGTAGTCTTTATTTGAATAATATTTACAAAATAAAGTTGAAACTTTATTAAACCTCCCCCTAGCCTCTTCACTATTAGCTAATTCAGCTAAACAGTCTTGAATAAATTTGTTATTTGTCATATTAATTTTTAGGTTTTATTGTAAATTCGTTTTTTAAAGTTGATTAAATTAGTTGACAAAGTATGATTGTATTCTTGTCAAGTCGTTTGAAAAAGGTGATCTAACTAGCATGTCCCCATTACCTAAAAGTTTTTCACCCCCTTCTTCATCTAAGATTACTTTAGAATTTATTTGAGTTGCTACTCTTAAACAAATTCTAGTTGGGCAATTAGCTTTAATGCTTGAGCTAACATTTTTGACCGTTGGATTTTGAGTAGCTAAGATTAAATGCACTTTTTCACTTCTTCCGATTCTGGTGATATATTCAATTATTTCTTTACAAGCTTCACCAATTTTTGGTTGTGATTTTTGAATTTTAATCTGTTCTAAATATTCAGGATTTTTTACTTGTTTTGTTGTTATCCCTTTCGTTGTTTGATTATAGACCGTCAAAAACTTTGGGTATCGTTTTTCATCAATTTCATAATCTAATTTTTGATTCTCACTTAATAATGTTTCCATTTCGTCAAGAATTAAAACAAGGGGTGATATTTTAGTTTTATCTTGAATTTTAAGCCTCTCTTTTATCAGTTCTTTTGTTTCTTTTAGCTCTTTATAAATTTTTATCGGCTCTTTAATAGAATCTTCAAATTCAAATTTTGGATCTAATATTTTAAAATCTATTTTATTGTTTTCTAATTGTTTGAAAATTGATTTTATCAATACTGACTTACCGCTTCCTGTTGCGCCGCCGATTAAAATATGAGGAGCTTTTGCAATATCAAGAGTATATTTTTCATTATTTATCGTTTTTCCAAGTTCAATTTTTAAACTTTGGAAATTTTGTTTTAATTTTGGAAATTTTAATATATCTCTAGATTTTTTTGGGGTTTGAATACCAATCAAATTGGTATTTTTGATTGGGGTTTCTATAATTACAGAATCAGACTGGATTAGGGATTGAATATCAGCATTGTATCTTTTAGCTTTGTCAATTTTAACTCCAGCTGAAAGAGGTTTAAATCTATATTGTTTGACACTCGCACTTTCAATTGTTTCTTCAAAAGCTAACTCTATTCCAAATTCTCTGTATTTTGAAACGATCTTATCTTCTACAGATAAGTTTTGACCGTTTTCGGTTGCTATATAACTAACATCATCTTTTTTTTGTATTGCAAGATCTAAAGTTTCAGCATCAGCTAATTTTTGTAAATATTCTATTGCAATTTTTGCCCTAGACTCAAAAAAAGTTTTATCTTCTTCTGTCAAAATAACTTCATAAGTTTTAACTCGCTGTTTTTCAGGGATTACATCAAATTTATGTCTTCTTATCATTGCTTCTTCCCATTCTTGATATTCTTTAGAAGTTAAAAACGTTTCTTTATTATAGCTTCCGTTTTTTTGTAGATCTCTTAAAATCAAATCTTCTGGTGTATTTACACCGCATATATGAATATAACCTTTTTCAGCCCCTAAAATCCACAGATAAATTTTGACTTGTGTTATATACCCTCTTTTTTTGTTTTCTTTTTCTGTGTATCGAAACCAAGTCTCGTTTAAAAAAGGAGTTTTAATTTCATGAACTTCTAGGTCTCCAGTTGGGGTTGTGTAAAGTCCGTCAACGTGACCAGTTACGTATTTATTTTGTATCAAACCTTCATTTGAATCGGGAACTGGTGCAAAAAACTTTTGATATTTTTTTCTTACTAATGCGATTGCATCTTTTTCACACCTTTTTCCTTTTTCAATTTGAGGCGTATAAATTTCTGGTTTTTTGCCAAAAATTGTTTCTTCGTAAATTTCATTCAGATAATTTTCTGCTTTATCTGTTAAAATTTTGTTTGCTTTAGTTGAAGTTCCGCATAGAGTATCAAATTTTGAAGCTCTAAATTTTATTTTTGAAATGTCCATATTTTTTATTTTTTAAATTTTTCTAATTCTTGGGTATAGATTTTTTTAATTTCTTCATCTTTTAGTTGTTCAACTTGTTTTTCTACACTCTTTAAAATTTCTTCGCTTTCAGCCTCATTTTTAATAAATTCAATTAATGCTGTTTTTGTTTGATTTTCTTTTGTCTCAATAACTGTGTTATTTTTTTCTTCGTTAGCTTCAATCACTTCGTTATCATAATCAGTATAAGGTACACTTGCACCAACATCATTGTATCTCAAGAATCTACTATGAGCATGATAAACAAGCTTTTCTTCAGGTGCAAACCCTTTTGCTTTACTTTGGCTTGGCAAGTCTTGAATAGAATATTCTAAAGTATCAACCACTTCATCATTTTTTGAATATTGAACTTTAATTTTAGTTTTAGACCTTTCTAAAAATTTAATATCAATTCCTGCCCTACTTATCACTTTGGATAGGGCTGAGCCGTACATTACAAGACTACCTTTCACCATATAAAAAGAATTCATTGATTCGATTGGTTGTAGTCCTGCTTCATTTCCAGCGATTAAAACAGTAAGTGCTTGGTATTCGTTTGAAATTGTTTGATTAAATGTTTTAGATTTAAAAAAAGCTGTGGCTAGTCTAAAAGCACTGTCTAATTTTTCTCCATTTGTCAAAAAGTTTTGATTTTGATTTGTTAATTGTTTCATAAATAATTTTTTAATTTTTTAAAAAGGTTTTATTCAACCTCTTCTAATTTTTCTAATAATAATTCTACTTTTTCAAGTTGAAGGTGTAATTCTTCAAATTCATCAGTATAAACAACGTCTTCAACGTAGTTGCCGTTAACTGAATAAGAATCGTCTGATTTAATAGCACCTCCTTCTTCAAGTAGTGTGTCAATAATTGACTGTATAGCCCATTTTGAATTTTCAATTCTAATCCAAACTACTTCTTGAATTTTTGAAGGTAGTTTTGAATATTCTTCAAATGTAGCTTTTAAATTATCTGCTAAAGCTAAAACTTTGTCTGTGTCTTGCTTATAAGCTGGAGATTTTAATAAAGTTAAAATAAGTTTAACTTCAAAATCTGCAACTTGTTGATTGTGTCCAAAATCTTGTTGTGTTTGCATTTTCATAAATATTTAATTTTTTACAAATCAAAAAGAAAATGTGGAAGTTCTTATTATAATTTTCAAGCAACTTAGCTCATCACTTCTTTTTGATTAGTATTTAAATTATACTAAATGTTTAAAGTTTTGTCAAGAGTTATTAAGCCTTGAATTTAGTAAATACCTATTTAATCAATAAAAGTCTGTGTTTTAGTTTGTGTTTTATAAATTATTTAATTTTTAATAATTCAAAAATTTTCTCCCAACCTTCTTTTTCTGAGCAATTCCAAAGTAGTTTTGAGTATTTTTTTGGATTGTCAAAGAAAGAGCCTAGTTTTTCGCAATTATAAATAAAACCCTCATCATCATCATTCCATAATTCGCTTGGTTTTCTTCCTGCCATTTTATACACACCGTTCTCTTCAACCATGTAAATTATTTTTAGCTGCCCTCTATCTACTGCAATGTGTCCCTCAGTCCATTCTACACCGATAACCTCAACTGTTAGAAGTGGGCGACAGTCTTTTTTAGATATTCCAACACCGTCTTCTAATGCTCTAAAATCAGCATACAAAGTATTTTTATCTGTATATTCATAATCCACACCCTCGACAAGAACTTTAGGCTTGCCATCTGGTGTGTTGCGAAATTGTAGGTATGAGCTTATTTTAAACATATTTTTAATTTTTTAGCTTCTTCAGGATCATAAAATTCAACTTTGAGATCATGTAAGTGTTTTGAAAAGTTTACTTTATCTCTAGCATATTTTATAATTTTATTTTGCAAATCTTCTTTAGATTGAATTTTTTTAAAATTTATTAATCTATCTAAGATTTTTTTGTTTGTTTCTTTTTCTGTTATTTTTAAGAATATTAGCATATCAATCAATCGTTTTTGCTTCAAACTTTGGCAAGTTATTATTTCTAGTATCTCTTTTAATGCTGTTTAAATAAGTTTCATACGCTTCTCTACTGTAAAATGTCCTATCGTCTATCTCGTAAGTATCTTCTTTTGCTTTTTCTTTTTCTGTTTTATCACCATACCATTCTTTAGTTTTTTGACTTTTAAGTTTTCTAGTATTCTCTTCAGCTAAAACAGTCATCATCAATTCAAACTTAGTATAAGGTCTATCTAAAGTAAAGCTTAATATTTTTAATTTAATTTCTTGGTCTGTTAAATCTGGAAATCTAGTCAATTTCTGTTCTGGATAAAAAGGGACATTTAAGAAACTATCTAAAATTTCTTGATTATTATTTTCATTTTTTTGAAGTGGGGGTCTCTCTGTGGTAGTCTCTGAAGTAGTCTCTGTTATATTAATAAACGGCTCATTTTGAGCTTCTTGATTGGTGCAATTTGACTCGCTTGATTGGTTCAATTTGAACTCATCGTTTAGTTCACTGTTTGCCTTGTTTTTTGGTTCAAAAAGTAAAGCATATTCATTATAGTTTATAGTATACCAATTTGTTTTATCCCATTTATTTTTTGGGTTCTTAATTGTTTTGATTAAATTGATTTTTTTTAAATTTTGAAAAATTCTTTTAATCGTGCTTTCTGACCAAAAATTAAAATTATTTTGTTTCCACTCCCTTATTGTATTATAACACCAGACTTGATTTTCATAAAAGTTTCTTTTTGTTTTTTCATTGGTTTTTAGCCAATAGTGTAGTTGTCTAACTATTATAGATTCATTCAAACCTATTTTTTGTGCAACCTCTGGATCAATAACTAAAGGTTGAGATTCGTTTGTATATCTTTTAAATTGTGATGGTAGCATAATTATTTTTTAATTTCTTCAAATTTAGCTTTACCACCTAATCTCTTAAAATACTCTTTTCCAACAAATTTTGCCTCTTCGAGAGTAAAATAAACAGCTCCTTCAACAACTAAAAGAGTTTTTGATTCTTTAATTATAAGTTCTGGTTTTATAATGCCTTTGTAATAAGCATATAAATAAGTTTCTCTTTCTGGCATATATAAAAAATAGCCCTGATCCGATTTTTTTATAATTATTTCTAAATTCATAATTTTTATATACAAAAAACCGACCCCAGACAGGTCGGCTCTTAATTAAGCTTTCGGCTTAACAAGTTAACTAGCTACTTAAAAATACAATACTTTTTTAATCTTGTCAAGCTATAGTCTGGAATTACTCAATTAATGCTAGTTAACTGGGTAACACTTACATTATTAACAAACATTTTATTTTTGTCAAATTACTTTTTTAGATCAATAACCTTCCAAATTCCACCGTTCCTTTTTTTTAAATCTGGCTTAGTATATCTAACAACAACCTGAAGCTTAAAACAGTCGTTTAGAGGGTTTTTTACTGCCCACTTTGTTATATCAGTCAGAAGTTTAGATTTACCGCCGTCTTTTATGCTTATGTTAGTTTTAACTTGGAATAGAATACAGTCTTTTTTAGATATTGCGAAACCGTCAAACAACCCAAAAAAATCTACTGATTTGCTGAACCTACTTGACCCTTTGACTAATTCTACAATGTAACCTTGTTTTTCTAGTTCTAGCTTGTATTCTAATTCGTGCTTGCGACCTTTGCTTCTGGTAGACATTTGAGTATTTAAGTTTTCTAATCAGTTTTAGTCAACCCTTGACAAAAATAAATTTATAAGTTATAAATAAAAAGCTGAAAGGCAAAATAGGATCATAAACTATTTAATTTTTTACAACCCTGTAAAAAAAATATTCCCCTAAATAGGGGGTTATTTTTATGCAATTTTATTAAAAAAAACCGCTCTATGTTAGCAAAGCGGTTTTGAAGGTATGGTTACCATTTTTAATTTAACATTGTTTTTTAGCTTTGTCAAATCTTGACATTAATTTTTATAATTGTTTTAATTTTGCCATGTTGCAAACAATACAAAGTCCACATTTTCAACGAGATAGGTTTGGAAATATATCAGTCACGAAAGGTGACGATGTGTCAATTTCTATTGAATTTACTTTTAATAGTAACCCTTTAAATTTAGCTGGGTCTGAAGTGTTTTTTACTGTCAAGCAACGTACTGACAACGATTTAACAGACAACTCCGCAATTATAAAAAAGAAAATAGCAAGCTTCACTGGAGCTGACAATAATATTGCTACCATTGAAATTGATCATGATGATACAAAAGATTTAGCTCTCAGAAAATATCAATACGATATACAATACAAAGATGTAAATGATAAAATTAAAACTGTTATAGTAGCAGATTTTACAATCACAAAAGAAATTACAAATAGAATAAATTAGTATATGTATAATCATGAAAGTGTAAAAGTTCAGCTAACTGAAAAAGAAAAAGTAAGAGTTGAAATTAAAAAAGACAATCCTATTAAAATAAACATTGAAGGAGGGGTTGGAAGCGATAAACATTATTCAAAAGAATTTACTTCCGCAACTGGTGGAATTATAGTAAACCATGATCTAAACAAAATTTCTGCAATTACAGTAGTTGATTCAAGTAAAAGTGAAGTAACTGCTGAGGTGATACACATAAATAACAACACGATAGAACTTTTTTGGGAAGGAACTTTTTCAGGAACAGTTGCATTAAATTAAACAATATAAAATTAAACAATATAATATGTCAAGAAAAATAATTACAAACTTAGATTTAAATCAGAACGAGATTCAAAATGTAGCAATTCAACCGCTTGCAACTAATCCTTCTAGTCCAGTTGTCGGTCAAACATACTTTAATACGGTAGCTAACGAGATTAGAACTTGGGACGGCACTCAATGGGTTGCAGGATCAGGAGGTGGCTCTGGAGATGTAAATTCAATAGAAACTACGACTGTAGACAACCAAGCGGTCCTTTTTTCTGGGACAGGTGGAAAAACAATTAAAAAATCTACTAAAAATGGATTAATTAAGAAGTCTCTGGAGTGCCAGAAGAAGCGACAGCTGGGACTGATTATGTGACTGAAGATTCGGCTAATACATTTACTAATAAGACTTTTGATGTTTCCGCAACTGGAAACACTTTGTCAAATGTAGCTTTAAGCAATTTTGATTCTGGAGCTATAACAACAGACTTAGATGTCTCAGCAACTTCAAGTCAATTTGCAAGAGCTGATGCAGTTAAGACTTATGTAGATGCTTTGGGCTCTGCATTAGATGGCTCTTTACAATTTAAGGGGGATTGGGATGCCTCAGCTAGTTCTTTTCCATCTGGAGCTGATACTGGCTTTTACTATGTTGTTTCAGTAGCTGGAACTGTAGACGGTATTAGCTTTTTAGAAGGCGATCAATTAATAGCTAAAGAAGACAACGCCTCAACTTCAAGCTTTGCAGACTGGGTAAAAGTAAAATCAGTAACTCCAACTGCGACTGAAAGTGTCGCGGGTAAAATTCAAATAGCTGATAGTTCAGAAGCTACAGCGGGGACTGATGACACAAAAGCAATGACACCTAAAAAGGTTAAAGATAATTATCAAACTAATGCTTATGTTGACACTTTTGTTATCGCTGATTGGGTAGGGGCTTCAGCACCATTTACTTTGACTTATACTAATGGAACTCACGGCAAAGGGGCGAATTCCGATTTAAGTGTAATAGTCAAAGAATTGAGCGGAAGTGACTATAAAAATGTAATAGCAGATGTTACAGTAGCCACCGACGGAACAGTAACAATTAGCTCTAATAACAAAATTGACGGGTCAGTTAGAATAAATTAATTTTATGAAAAGTTTAGTAGATAGAGATTTAAATAACAATAAAATAGTAAATTTAGGCGACCCGACCAATGCAAAAGACGGGGTAAATTTAGCAACTCTTGAAAATGATATCCTAGCAAGTCAAGTTTTTGATAGTCAAATTTTATCTCCAAGCTCTGGAGCAGGCGATAGCTTTGCTAATGCAATTCAATTAACTAACAAAGTCACAGGAAATGTTACTTTTTGCGATACTTCGAGTGGCGATATTTATCTTAAATTGCCGACTGCCAGTTCTAATTTTTCTAGCAAATTTCCAATAAAGATTCAAAAAATATCTAATGATTATAATAGAATTAAAATTTATGTAAACAATTCAAGCACAGAAGAAATTTCAGACCCAATTACTGGGAACGCTAAAGTGTACATGGCACTCTCACAGCCTAAAGATTACTTAGGATTTAAAGCCAGCTCTGTAAACTCCTGGGCAGTTGTTGGATACGATACAAGTCCTCGTAAGATAGCAAATTTCGATCCTTTTTCTGGCACTCATTCAGTGAGTCAATCGGTTGAAGACCCTTTCGACTTAGGTATTAGACAACCTTATAATTTTGACATTCAAAACTCACTAGCAACAGTTACTACTCCCCTCGGATCGACTAAAGTATTTAGACCTAAAGTTTCAGGCTTTTATTCCATAACTCTTAATTTAAATATTTTCGCAGGGGGATCAAATTTAATTGAAGAACCTAGGGTAAGAATCTACAACCAGTCAGGATTAATAGCAGAAAATCTATTTTTTCAAGCTGGGACTGGAGGTATTAAGAGAGCCCCAGCGACTGCTGTTTTTGACCAAGAATTAAATGGGACTACTGATTACATATATGCTACAATAAGAGATCCTGACTCTAGTCAAACTAGATTATCAGGATTATCAGGTGTAGCAATGCTTTGCACTTTAGACAGAAAAACTTATATTTAACCAAACAATTATCAAATTGTTTTTGGTATCACATCGATAGCTCCGTCACTGTTTGCAGTTCGTTTTTTCATTTCTTTTTAAATTTATAAAATCACAAATAAGGTTGTGACATGCCAATTATTATGAATAAAAAAGCGACAAAACCTAGTAAGCTAAAAAATGGAATCTTGTAAGTATCATTTTTGTGACACTCTTCAATCTCATCTCTTATTGCTTGTCTAACTATCCAGTAAGTTTTTGTTTTTTCTATTTTTTTGTCTTCTATTTTGTGCATTTTTTTTTCAGTCATTTCTTTGATTATTTGATTTTGTAAATAGTTGTCTAAATTGTAATATAAAATATTATTTAACACTTTCATATTCTTTTTTAATTTCTTTAATTTCTTTTTCAAACCCTCTTCTTTTGAGTTCAAATTCAAAACTTAAATTTATTTTAGTTAATTTAGTAATTTCATTTTTCAACTCAGTAATTTCCCCTTCCTTTTTCTCGATTTTAGATTCTAGAGTTTCTAAAGATTTTTTATAAAATAAAATTAATTCTTCAGTTGTAAGTAAATTCAAGTTTATAGCTTTAGAGTTAGCGTTTGTTTTGTTTATATAAGCTAAAAATCCAGCTAAAAATCCAGCTAAAATTATTAAAATTGCAACTATAAATTGAAATTGATTTGTTATTTCTGCTAAGTTTATATTTTGCATATTACAAATTTTTAAGTTTATCTTTTACATCTTTTTCTTTTTGATTCTTAACGATAAAAAAGGAGGTTAAACAAAAAGCAACCCAAATAAAATTTAAAATAACAAAGTCAAAACTAATTGACCTTGAATTTAAATAATCAAGAAATACAAAAAAACCTTCGATTGTTAAATTATTTTTAATCATAAAGAGTAATAACAAAAATTAAATTTATAATATATATTACGACGCCAAAAAAAAATAAATAATATGAAAAAGTTAAAAATATATTTTTAATTTCAAAAATTAAAGGTTCGTTAAATTTATCTAAATAACCGACAATTGAAAAATTGATTGTTAAAAGCCCAAACCAAAAAATGGCTAAATTAAAATTTTCTTGGATTGGAAAAAATAGTTTTTTCATATTATACAATTTTTTTAAAGATTTTATTTTGGTACATATTTTTTAATTATTTTTTTTAAAAATTTTAGTCAAGCAAAAAAGGCGAGTTATCAATCCAAATTTTTCCAAAAAATCCAAAAAAAGTTCCGTTATTTCCATTTACAAAATCACGAGCTTCATATCCAAATTGAGAAAAAACCGAACTTTCATTTAATTTGAAATAAGATTTTAAGCCTGTTTCTGTTCCTATTAATCTTTGTTTATAATCAGATTGAATTTCTGATAATGTTCTTGATTTTGTCCAAAATCTAAAATCTGAAATCTGACCTTTGTAAAATGCAGCATATGTTGATCTACCTACTGCACCGATCGTATATTTATTAAAACTTTTTGCATTTTTGACATATGTCCCACTTGAATCAAGCACGCCATCTATATATAATTTATAATTTCCGTTAGAATCTTCAAAAGAAACATGATGGCACCGACCGTCAAAAATTGAAGCTGAAGAATCTAAATCTAATCTAACAGTGCCATCATCATCTCGTGCAAATATTCTTACTTTTAATCCGTTACCATTATCTGTACCTATCGTAAAAAGCGGGGTGTTTGAAACAAAAGAACCTTCTGAGTAAAATCTTTTGTCTATTTGCGGGAATGATTTTACCCAAAATTCTATCGTGTAGTTTGACAAATTATGAACATTTGATGTACTTGATAACATATCAATATAACTGCCAACACCGTTAAAATTCAAAGAATAATCAACTTCAAAAAAGCCTGGAGTAAATGTCTTAATTGTTAATTCTTTTGTAGCAGAATTATTTTGATTAATTTGTAAAATAATTCCTGTTTTTTCAACACCTTCTTTATTATTAAAAATCACTTTTTGACCTAAATTATAATCAGGATTGTTATTGACTTCAAAACTAATTAATTCAGTATTAAAGCTAAAAATATCAATGAATCGTGTCCAGAATTTTTTGAAATTTTTGAAAATATCAGTATCTCCAGAAGAAAGCCAAAACCAAGCATTTAAAATTAAATCTCCAATTTCGTATTCTTTGACTCCATGTATTTTTATAGATTTTTCATTCTGGTAACTAAAAGACATCACACTATCATCAGCACTTGCAATATCTGCAGGACTTGATTCATACTTAATATATGCACAGTATAAGTTAAACTGTCTAAAATAAACAGTGTTAAAACTTGTATTTTGAAATCTAAAAACAATCGTTTCATTGTCAATTAATTTAATTCCTAAAATTTTAATTCCTGCCGAAGCTCCTGTGACAAGAGATCCTTGTTCGTCATTGATTGAATATCTAGTATAACTACGTGATAAGTAATCTAAGATTATATATTTACTAGCTTTGAAATAAGGCTCTAAATTAATAACACACTCAGCTGAAGAATTTGGAGGAATTTCAAAAGGTGTTTGCAAGTCTGTTTTTGGCAAAAAATCAGCTACAAACTGAGGGTCTAATATTGCATTTTGTGTCAAAAAATAAGATTGAACATTAATTGAATTATATATAACTGAATCATCTGAAGTGTTATTAATATATTGTAGTATTTCTGAATCTTGAATTTTTAAAGGATTAGAAAAATTATTTAAAAAATTAATATAATTAAAATATCCAGTTTTTATTTTAATCTTATTAGTAAAATTATCAAAAAAACAATTAGCCCCTAAAATTTTAAAAATTGGCTCTATCCTATTTTTGACAACTTCTTCAGGTCTTGCGACAAATGGAGATTCTACAATTAAATAGTTATTAATATCAGCAAAATCAGAAACAAAATCCAAATCATCAAAATCTAAAAATTCAAAAGGAAACGCCAACTTAAAAATGTTTAATAATAAATTTTTGACTCCTGATTCACTTGAATCTAAAAGGTTTTGAGTTAAAGAATAAAAAGGTTTGCCATCTTGGATAAAACCAGGCAAATCACCAAACTTTGAATTTAAAAATTGATCTAAAATATTATTTGATTTAATTTCCAAAAAATTTTCACTAATGAAATTAGAAGTAGTAATACAATATTGAGAATTTAAAGAACTAAAGCTTGAATTGTCTAAAGAAACATAATCACCCAAAATTATTGAATCACCACTTTTAATTAATTGTGTGTAGTTAGCAACTAATCTTCCATTGCCAAAATAAATGGTTTGATTTGAACTAGACAAAATTTTAGTTCTAAAATGAGTTGCATTCTGCCAAGTTAAAGACCCTATCAAAGCAAAATCTTTTTTCTTTATAAAGATTTTCTGCAAGCTATCTTTTAAATTCACATTTTCTAAGTTTGAGCTATAATAATTAGTAAAAGTTGAATCCCCAAATTCTATTAAAGAGTTTGTTTTATCAATTAAAGTAAAATCTGGAATATTAAGCTCTAAGCTAATATAATCCTCATCGTTTGAATTATATAAGCTAGAATCTATAACATCAGTTATGCTAAATTTGTCTAATCTGTGCAAATTTTCAGAACCTTCAAAAAGTCTAAAATCGCAAGTTGTAAAAGGGCTTGAATTAGTTGAGTTGTAAGATTGTGATATTTTTGAACTTAGTTTGTAATTTTTATCTATAGTTGAATTGTCAAAATTTTCTGAGCCACTTACAACGATTTTATCAAATACTTTGGAAATTGATAAGGAATTTGCACTTGATTCTATACCAGAGACTTGATTTTCAATTTTTCTCTCTATGTTCCAATTTGCAGTTGAATTGTAAGCTAAAAAACCATCTTCTATGTTTTGAGATATAGCAGTTTCAGAATTTAAAGTTACAATTGGAAAATCTGACCCTACTATTTTATATTTTGCATTTAAATATTTATAAATTGAGTCTCTAAACAAAACATCTTCAAAAGCTAAAGTGTTTTTATTTTCACTGAAAATAAACTCTGCAATGTCACCAGTGTAACTATCATCAAAAGTTCGAGTTTGGGTTCGTTCGGTTGAAGCTATTCTGTTGAATCCATCTATAGAATTAACATTTGAATTACTCCCTGAGACTGTTTCCAAAACACCATTAATTCTAAAATTAACATCAAAATTATTACCACCTGTCTTCCTCAGCCAAACTTCTAAGATAGTATCAGTGTTGTCTGTTATTGTAAGAGTTGAAGTTGCTAAAACAGATGTATTAGTTAAAATAACGTCAATTTGCCTAGCTGGAGTTATTCTGATTTCTAACGATCCAGCTTTTCCTCCAAAAAAAGAGTTATAACTGCCAGAGGGAAAAGTTGAAGTTGAACGAAAAACAGTCGCAAAATAAAAAGAAGAATGGTCAACAACAGCGTCCTCTCCAAGGGCGATAGCCATTCCTGAATTATTAAATCTGATAACTTCTAAATTATTTATACTTACGGCTGACAAAGGATAGTTATGTGTAGGAAAATTTGAACTAAAAAACATCCCAAATTTTTGATCGTTAACTTTATTTGTCCAGTTTTGGGCTACGACGCCCTGTGGATTAAGACCGTCAAAATCTCTTCTCCAAGAATTTGCTGAATACCAATATTTTAAATCTTGAGATGAAAAATCAAAAAAATCTTCTTGGTGTGAATTTAAAACATCAATTGATTGAGAATATAAACTATTATTTCCGTATTCTATATAAATTGTTTTACTAGAATCTGGTAGGGAGGGGATCTTGATAAATAAAACGGCTGTGTTTGTTCGCCAAGTTTCCAGATAAAATTTAAGAGGAGTTACTCCATCACTATCATATACTCGCAGGCTAGAAAAATAATCATTGATTTTATGCTGATGATACCAATCTTCAGCTGGAAGTTGAACGGTTATATAATAATTTGTTTTAACACTTTTTCCAGTGTTGTTTAGAGTGATTGACCTTCTATAAAAATTAGTAGGGTAAATCTGAAAACGGCTTGAATAAGTTGCCTTTAAAGTTTTTGGGTATGTAGTTTTTATCTCATTATTTAAATCAGAAATTGGCATATTTATTTTGTATAAATTGTAAGTGTAAATTCTCTAATTGTTGAAGTTTCAGCATAAATCTTATTGGATATAACTAACTTAGCTTTACCCTCATAAACAGTTTCTCTGGTATAGCTATTTGTGGCATTTGCACTTGTCAACCGAACAAACACATAATCTAAAAAATCAGGAATTGCATAATTTTGGATCAGTTTAAATTTTGAGTCGATTTCACTTTCTTGCTCTATTTCCTGGAAATTCAAAACAAAGTAAGGAGAATAAACACCTGTGACATTTACCCAACTTGTTCCGTCTTTAGATCGTTTGACTTCAACTTCCCTGTTTTCATTGACAGGGATAGCTTCAACTACATTTAACAAAGTTAGATTATCTTCTATGACACTAATATCAGTAATTGTAATATCAGCGCCTCCAATGCTTCTTTTAAATTCTAAAACTCCGTTTGCTCCGTTTGCTTCAAAAGTTCTAGTATATGTTCCAATCTTTGAAAAAGCTTCAGTGTATCCTCCTGTATTTTGCACTCTTAAGCTTCCTGAATTAATTTCTGAAATTGTAAAATTTAGTTTGTAAGTTTTACCTATGCTTAAAATATTTTGAGATATTCCAACATTTCCTCCGTCGCTTATTATTCTAGCTTCATTTTTTAAAATTTGAGTCACTTCATTAGCTCCGCTTTCACCAAATACTGTCCAACTGTCAGGATTGTCTGATGTCCAGTTTGTGAAGTTTCCGTTCGTGATCAATTCAACAGACGGAGCTGATGTGTCAACTAAGCTAACTTTTGACAATATGATACTAGAAACCCCTTGACTTAGAATTTCAATGTTCCCACTTGGAACAGTTCCGCCAACAGAAAAAGTTCGTGTATAAGTTCCAGGTTGAGTGAAAGTTTCAAGATATCCAATAAAAGTTTGAATTAATAAAGTTCCACTAATTTCTGAAATTGTAAAAGTGAGCTCATAATTTTTGTTTGGGGTGATAGCATTTTGAATTATTCCAACTACAGACCCATCTGTTGATATTATATTTACCTCTGGTACTCTTTTTTGAGTCACTTCATTAACTCCGCTTTCACCAAATACTGTCCAGCCATCAGGGTTATCACTTGTCCAGTCTGTGAAGTTTCCGTTTGTGATTAAATTATTTAATTGGGACTCGTTTTTTGCGACCTCTAAAATCATATTATACTTTTATATTTAATGCTTTTTTAATGTCGAAGCCGTAAGCTCTCATGATCATGATCATAAAATCTCTAAATTTAGAATCTGTCAAAGTCAAGGTTTGGCTTTTTTCAGATGTTGAAGCTTGTTTTTGATTCGTAGATTGAGTTTTAATACTTGAAATATTAGGTTTTAGTGCTTCTCTTGTATCACTCGCACTCAAAACTCTTCCCCTCTGGTTTGGCACAAACATTTCAGTATTTCTGTTTAGCGTTCCGTCTTGATTGTCTCCAACCAAATAAGGCATGTCTGGCGAAACTACACCCCCTTGATTGAGTCTAGGCAATTGTCCAATTGGATTATTTGGAATCCTACGAATTAAATTATTAATTCTATCAATTCCGTTGTTTAGATTTCCTTTTAATCGGCTAATCATGCTAGATATACCACTTCCAATTCCAGTAGCAATGCCTCTAAAAGCTCCGACAACGGCGTCTTTTATTTGAATAGCTTTGTTTTTAAATTTATCAAAATATCCCATTACATTATTAATTATGTTGGCAGTTATTCCTTGAATATTAAGAAAATTAGAACGCCAAGCCATGACCAGCCAACCAATCGGACCTAAAATAAAAAGTAGTCCGTTTACTAGCATATCAATAAAGTTAGCCTTTAGCCAGTTCCATGCATTTCCAGCGTGTTCTTGAATGCCAAAAAGGTTATTTTGCCAGGCTATCACAAACCAGCCTATTGGACCTAATAAGTATAGAAAACCGTTGATAAGCATATCAAACCAGTTAGTTTGAATCCAGCTAGAAATTGTTTCCCAATTCATCCATAGTAATACTATTGCAGCTATTAATAGACCAATTCCAATGATCACCCATCCGATTGGAGAAAGTGCAAGAGTTCCATTAAAAATCATTTGTGCAACTGTTAAAGCTGTCATTGCAGTTGTCCACAGCCAAGTCGCCGCAGTCACCAGGTAATAGGCAGTTACCATTGAGCCGATTACAATTGCTAAAGTATCAATTAAACTTTTATTTTGATTATAAAAATCAAGTAGACCTTGCCCTGTATCAATTACAGATTGAATCACTGTATCTATCTCACCAACTGCCACTTCAAGCTGAGGCATATAATCATTTGCCATTGCTAAGAGTTCATCAGTGAAAGGCTTGACTTCTAGTAAAATCTTACGCCACAATCCTCGAACCATCGAGTCAAAGTCTGTGTATCTTGCACTCACTGAGTCAATCGCTCCTTCGTTGTCTTTCCATGTTTCTGAAGTTAAGTTGATAGCGTCTACTGAATCAAACCCCATATCTTCAACCATAGTGCCTAGTAATGCGACCGACGCTTGATTTCTTTCAGCCTCATTTTCTGTATTCTTAAGACCGTTTTGAATCTCTTGAAAGGCTTCAATTGTAGTCATTTTTCCAGTTGACAAGTCGCTTAAAAAACTAGGTGCATTTAAGCCAATTGTTTTAAGGGCGTCAGCTCTTGCAGGCGAACCGTCCAAAATAGTGGCATTTAATTCTTTAAAAGAGTCTGCCACTTTGTCTGTTCCTAAAACTCCAGATTGTTGACCAGTCTCTAATAGACTAAAAAATTGCTCAGCACTTGCACCTCCCTCGCTGAAAACCCCACCATATTCGGTTACAGAATCCAAAAAATCTCCAGAATTATTTAACCCTTTTTGAAACCCTGTAGCTATCATATCAAGAGCTTGATCAGAAGTGACCCCAAATTTTTCCATCAAAACATTGACGGCTTGAGTTGACTGAGCCACATCAACTTCAAAACTATCTCTTAGAGCCAAAGCACCTTCAGCTACTCTTTGGAGTTCATCATCTGCCAAAATTCCAGTTTGTCTTCTAGCCTCGACAATTGCTGTAGTTACATCATTTACATTTTGACCAAAATTATTTCCCCAAACTTTCTCAACTACTTCATTTAGTCTTTCAGACTCATCAGCTGTGACGCCCAACTCTGATTGGATAACCCCTTGGCTAGCTTGAAAATCTTTAGAAAGATTAAAAGAAGCTACCCCAGTTGCGCCCAAAACTCCAGCTAAGCCGATGACTCCAGCGGTTGCAATTCCCATTGCTCCTACAAAAGCACCGTTTGCCAAATCTTTAATTGAAGTCAACCCACCTTCAAAAACTTTAGTGGCTTTTTGTGTTTTCTTAGTTTTTTTATCAAAACTATCAAGCGATTTTTCAGCATTGCTAACTCCACCCTCAAACTCTTTAGTAAGGGCTTCAAAACTAACTTGCACTTTTCCAGCGGATTTTGACATATTATTTAAATTTTTTAGCAAATTGTGACATTATGCTTTGCATATCTTCTTTGTTAGCAGTTCTAACATTTTTTGGTAGTTCCATACCAATCGTTTTTGAAAGCCCTTGTGCGTTTGCGTATTTATTGGTGTATTCGTAAAAATTTTTAAAAATCTTTTCTTGGATTTTATTTTTAGCTTTAGTAATTTTATCTTTATGCTTTTTTTCAGCTTGAAATTCAGCATTTGCAAGGCTGGAGTATTCAGATAACAATATTTTTTTTGTATAATTATGAAAATTTGAAATATTGATTAAAGTTTCAAGCTCAAATCGACTCAATTCTTTAACCTCATCACTGCTCCAGCCCTTGCTTTTTAAGATAAAAAGGGCTTCTAAATAGTTATAAGATCCCTCTAAATTTTTTTTTCAACTTCATATTCTACATTAGAAACTGCTTTATATAAGTTCAGTGTAGTATACAAAGAGAAATTATTTAATATTTCTCCAGTTTCAAAAGGAAGGTCTAAATTTACTTCATTTTTAAGAATTGCAGAAACTCCGTCAAAAAATGACTCAATATTTTTTTTATTTGGATTTTTTGCGTTAATTTTTGAAGTCAAATCTTTGTATTTTATAGCTTTTAAAGCTGGAATAAATTTAACTTTTTCTTTAGTGTATTTATTTCCTTTTAAATCTTCAAATATAAGAGTTTTAGAATTGAATCCTGTTTTTTCTGATTCAAATTCTTGATTTTCACCTAATAAATATTTTGAAAAAATCATGAAAATAAAAGCCTCTGGGAGTTCAAGCAAACACAAATCATCATCAAAGCCCTCACTTTTTAAATTTGAGCATTGATAAATTTTTCTTGCTACTTTTTTTAAAATTTCAACTTCTTTTGCTACTTTTTCTACATCATAACCTTTTAACATTTCAGGAAAGTCTGCAAAAAATCTAGCATTTGGATTTTCAATTTCTAAAGTAAAAGTTTTATCTCCTAAATTAAATTCTGATATTTCGTATTTCATATTTTATTTTTTAAGTAATTACTAACTCGATCTCGCTTCCAACTCTCCAAAGTTTGTTATCTAATTCAGCCCAAGCTTCGACTTCTAAATCGTAAGTTGCATATTCACTTGATGAAAATGTTGGATTAAAGCCATTCCTAATATTCGCTTTTGGTAATTCGTGCCAAAAATCTTTATTAGTTTCATCAGTTAAAGGTTTGTAAGTTCCGTCATCCAAAGCATACGCAGGGACAAATAAAAATCTATAAGATGAGATTTGTCTACCAGCTTCAGCATTACCCTCTAAAGTTCCAGCTTTTCCGTCGGTCGGATCAGTCACTCCAGTTAGGGTTTCAGTTGCAACATCACTTAAGATTTTCTTAACATCGTCTTTTCCTATAGTGTTTAAGCCAAAGCTAAAAACAGCTGATTGACCTCCGCTCGCTTTATCTGTTGGAGTGTTACCGCCAAAAGCCTGTTTAAAAAGGCTGACTTCATTGTTATTAATTTCTGGTGAAAAATCTGAATCTGCTAAAAGCCCAAAAAGATTATTCCTAGTTCCTGTCGTTACATCTGGGAAAGTAATAGTAGTATTATAAGGAGCTACTAGCACCATCCATACCATAACTTTTTCTGTAATTCCTGCTAATTGTGACATATTATATTATATTATTTAGTAAATTATTATCTTTAAAAAGTGCTTCGAACTCAACGCTGAAAATGTAAGTATCTTCGCTTACTGCTTTTGTTAAAAAAGTGGTTTTTTTAGTGCATTTAATAGTGTCTAAAATAACCTGACCAGTTGGTACTAATTTCCCCATTTTTTTATTTAAAGCGTATTCAATATTTTGACATACTTTTTTTGCCTCAGATTTTTCTTTTCTTTTAACAGCTATTCCAAATTTTTTATAATTGAAATATTTTTCTGGCTCTCTATCATCATCTAAGTCAAGTATTGCTACTTGATCAAAAACTTTAGAATCTAAATCAGCGTCAAAGTGTAAAACTTTAACATCTGAATAAGTTAATTCTAAAAATGACTGTAAATCTTTGAGTAAATCCATAATCTAAAAAAAGTATTTGTTAAACCTTTCGTTTGCAAAATCTTGAAGTTGTTTTTTGTTGTTATTATACACGCCTGACAAGTAGCCTCTGCGATCGTCAACTTTAGATGCATAATCTGTATTAAAAGAAGTGAACGATTTCAAGTCTCTAGTTTTGGTTTTACCGCTCCCTTTCAGATTTCCTGTAATTACAGGAACTTTATCTCTTGATAACTCTAAAAGTTTTGTAGCAGTATCATCCATCGCTTGACTTGCTGACTTTAAAGCATCACCTTTAATTTCTAAAAGTTGTTTTTCAACTTCTTTAATTGTTTTTTTGGTTGCTTTGTAGTCTATCATATTATACATTTTCGTTTCTTAAACTTACAGCGTATCTTTTAGAAGTTTTTAACGCTTGCAAAGGTCTTACGTCAACTACTTTATAATCTCTTCCCTTAAACTTTGCTAAAGAGCCGTTTTCTGGTTGGTATTCCAAAACATGAGCGACTGCATCGTAGTCTAAAAAATTGTCATCTCCACTATAATTTATAGCTTTTTTATCAAAGAATCTACACTTGCAACTAATAGTTTGTGAAGTAGTTATTTCTCCAGAATAATCATCTTTTGAAGTGATCGTGTAAAAGTCTATATTTTTATATTGTAAAAGTGACATATTTAGACAACTTGAATAAATCCTAAGGAATTAATTAATTTTTTAACAATTGATGGGTAGAGATTATTTAGTGATTCTGATTCAGTAGCTAGTGTGTAAGAATAACTACTTGTAGATTCTGTTTCAGATTTAAATTGAATAGCGTTCAGATTACCTTCATTTTCAGTCAAATATTTAGCTTGATAAATTGTCGCTTGTCTAATATTCTCATTTATTGTTTTATAGCCTGATTTATAATCAGAATAAAAAGGAGCTTTCCCTAATTGATATATTTTGACATCAATATCAGAAATATCATTAAGAGTTGCACCTAGAATAAGAGTACTATTTTCGGAAGAAACGACAGGGATTTTAATACCTCTATTTATTCCTTCCAAAATTTCCACAACACAAAAAGCAAAATAATTTTTTTCTTTTGAATATGAAGAATCTAAAACTATTTGATTACTTACAATATCAACATTGAGTGTTAGCACTTCAATATTAGATTTAGCAAAAACATGCAATGATCTAAATTCAGGTAACAAATCGTCAATCATACGCTCTGCAGTGTTGAACATAGACAAGCTAATTTCAGGATTGTCTGTAATATCACTAGCTAAGATATATTGTCGGTCTGTTATTGATTTAGTAATCATATTTTATTCTTGCTAAAACTTGTCCTGCTATTTTTCCGTCTTTTTTGTCAAATCTGCCGTCTTTGTTGAGGTCGTAGATTTGACTTGTTTTTTTTTAGGTTTTGAAACTTTAGTAAATCCCTTTTTTAAATAAGAATTTACTTCTTTTTCATCTGCCCAAAATATTTTACCTGCCAAATTTTTCAGTAACACTCGCATAATTTAATTATTTAAATATTTCTTTTTTTGGCTCATTTGATTGTTTTTTTAAGGTTTTTGATTTTGACTCTACATCAATTAAATCATCAAAAGCACCCTTATTAACTGTTTTATTTGGGACAGCTTGAGGGTTTTCTTTGTAAAATTCATCCCAATATTCTTTACCTACTGAATATTTTTTCATTTCTTCAACTTCAGCTTGTTTGTAGTGTTTTGCAAACTTCCCTTGGGTATAAATTTTTGCTTCTTTTAAAGGGACTACAAAAATAATTCCATTTTTTAAGTTTTTAAAGGCGATTTTTTCTTCGTTTTTCATATATTATTATTATTATTTTTTAAAAAAACTAGGAGGTTATGCTTCCCCCCCTAGCACGTTAAATATTGGTGCTGATTGAACATCACCGACCTGATCAATATCTCCAGATAATTCAGAAAAACCATAGAGACCTTCGAGTGACCAGCCTTTAACTCTTCCAGCTGCAACTTTAAATTCATCAGGTTGAAGTAGTAAAGTGATACCAGTTGTTGGCTCGAATATTTTGACATCTGCTTCATCACCTTCTTCTAAACCTCTGAATGCTGGAGTAGCTGAGACATCAGTATAAGCAACTCCAACTGGATCAGTTCCTGGTACGGGAATATCAAATAAATCATCTTTGATAAAATCAATATTATATTGACCTTCAACTCTAAACATCGTTGAAGAGATTGAAGTATTGGAGGCATCATTGTTTCCAGATACCCCGACATATCCACTAATTTTTTGAAATTCAGGGATATTTACAGCCTCGTTGTAGTAAGCTGGCGAAAGTCTGATTTCAATTCTTTTGTCTTGATATCCCTGCAAATCTGCAGCGTTTCTGATTGATTGAAATACTTTAGCATTTAAAGCAGTCCCTGATGTTCCGTAGTTTACCGCAAAAGCTGAAGTTCTAAGTCTTTCATTCATTTTTCTTAAAATTTGTCTGACAATTTGTTTGACATTAGATTTAAGAGCGTCACCGATCATATCACGATCAGTAAAAGATAAATCAGCAGTTTTGATTTTAAATCTTTGATTTGCGATATAGTCTAACTTAACAGGGATTGCACCGTATGCGGCTTCCGCATAATCGGATTGAGTTAGTTCAGTAGTATCATACGATGTAAGTGAAGTTCCCTCCAAATAATTTGGATTTACTACTACTTTAATTTCTGCCCCTTCCGTTGCTGATTTATAGGAGTTAGCAACGGAATTTTTAAGAAATGAATGTGGTCGAGCAATTAAAAAAGCTCTCTCTAAAGCCTCTGCCAGGTTTTTGGCTTGCCTAATTTTAGTTACTGTTGTCGATGGTAAGTTTGTAATATTTGACATATTATAAGTTTAATTTTGCTATTTTGCGTGGATCACCAGAATTTAAAATTTCTTGAATCTGCTCTTCACTGTAAGATTTAATATCTCCAGTTTTAGAGGTTGATTTAAAAAACGCTTTTTTTTCTGGTTTTCCCTCTTTTTTCCCAAAAAATTCAGGAAAGTCCGTCTTAAATTTTGCTATTTCAGCGTTTACATCTTCCGCTTTCTCAAGTTTTTCAAAAATAAAATCAGTATACTTAGGATTGACTTCAGCTTCAAACATCGTTTCTTTGATCGTTGAGTGTTTTTGAATAATCTCTTGTTTAGATTCAAGATTTTTTAGCCTTTCTTCTAAACTTTGATTTTCAGCTTTAAATTTCTTAGTTTTTTCATCTAAGATTTTTTTAAATCTTTTTCTAAGTTTTTTTTTGTCATCTGCTTCTCCTAATTCGTCATCTAAATTGTCATCTGCGTCAGGATTGTCTTGAGTTTTTAAATCCTCTTTTTCATCCTGGTTAGCTTCTAGCTTTTTAAAATCTGTTTCAGGTTCTAGCTCTTGACTTTTGACCTCATTTTTGATTTCCTCAGAATTTGGATTTTGTGCGTCTGTATTTGGCATAATTTTTACTTGCTTAATTTACGTTGAGACTATGCAAGATATAATCTCAAAGATATTCAAATTTTAAGATTATTTAAAATATGTTGTCAAGTTAAGTGTTGAATTTAATTTTTGTAGGTATATAAATATCAAAAGTGTGGCGACAAAATGGGTGACCGATTCCAGAACCTTTTTCGTAGCTTCTGTCCCACATTATTTTTTCTAAAACTGGGTAACCTTCAGTGATTCCAGTTAATGAATAAATTTTATTTGAATAAGGTTTACACATTGGAGACTCATCAGAATGTTTAGCTACTTTTACTAAATCGTAACCTTTTTTGATTACAGTGTTTATTTGACCCTGTCTCCTTGAATTTCCGATTGTCTGCCTAGTCAATCTATTGGCACTAGCTTCTAAGCTATAAGTTCGCTCACCATTTCCAGAATTTATTTTAAAATTATTTATCCCCCCTTTTTGAAATTTTTCAATGATTTTTTGATTAATTTTTTCAAAAGGTTTTCCTAAAATTTCTCCGCTTGTTATTTCTGCTAAAATTTCTCTTTTAGCTTGAGCCTCAAAAATATTTAATGTCTGTCTAAGTTTCAAAATTGCAACTCCAAAAAGCTCATCGATTTCAGCTTTTGCACCTTCCTTGATTGCTCCTAAAGTTAGTAAGCTTTCCAAAACATCCTTTGAAGGCTCCCTAAAAAAAGTTTCAGGGATTGGCTTCATTTTATCAATCATCTCTTCTTTTCCAAGATTGAACTCAAAATCTATTTTTTTAAATAAATCTTCAGTGAATTCAACATTTAACTCTTCAAATATTTCTCTGATTGATTCTACAAATCTATTTTTTGCTTTTGGAGTTTTAAAATCAGCATTTAATAAACCGCTATCAAATTCTTTTTGCAGTTTATCTATTATGAGTTTCAAAAACTCAGTATCTTTGTCTGTTATTTCAGGTTTTGCCATTTTTAAATTAAGCTAAATTAGGATTCCCTTCTTCCAGATCAATTTCTTCAATTTTTTCTTCAGCTTCTTCTTCAGTATAGCCATTTATTTCTTTAACCGCATCTTTTTGGCTAATAAATCTATTTGCAACTAACCTTTCAATTCTTTCAAGTTTTTCAAGGTTGCTTTCTACAATTCCAATGCTCCATTCAATTTTTATCTCTTCATCATAATTTATATCAGCCATCTTAAAAAGTGATTTTAGCATTTTTCTAAAAACGGCTTCAAAATTTGTTATTTTTGCTTTAGCTTTTGCTATCGTGTCTTTCATTAGTCTTTCTAAAGCTACACCAGATAGATTTCCAGTTTGGATTGATTCTTCAAAAATTGTAGGATTAAGTCTTGCTTCATAATAGCATAGTCTTTTTAATTGATTAAACAACATTTCCATTTTTTCAATATGTGCCTCATATTCGATATATTCAGGTTTTTGATCGCTCATTGACACTGGTAATATTTTAGATTTTTGGACAATCTTATTTGCAACCAAAGTTGATTGCAAAGAAACCCCATCAAAAAATTCTTCGTTGCTAGTATTTTTAAAAATTCCAGCTTCTCTTTCTCTTTCTAATCCAAACACGCCAGCAACTTCAGAAGAATCGTTTATTTCTTTGATAGTTTGTTTGATCAAAGATTCTGGCAATAACTTGATAGGGTCACCAGTTTCAATTAGAACCTTTTCAGACAAAGCTAAAATATCATTCATTGATTTCGATTTGTTTTTAATTGATTGGGAATAATCAGAAATTCCAAAATATTTACCAGTAATTTTTCGGTTAAAAAATCTAAAAAATAAAGGGTAGCCAATTTCTTTTGATAAAGTAAAATCTTCATTCTCAGTATAATCTTCAATCCCCAGCTTTTCCACAATTTCTTCAGGGAATTTTGTTAAAACTTCTTCATCATCACCTTGATAACATCTAAAAGTTATCATATCCTCAGTAAAATCTTGATAGACTATGTATTCTACATTACTAATATTAAAACTATGAGTGATTGAATGCTTTTCTGCTTCTAAATCTGGTCTTGATTCATTGATATGAGGCGTCCAAGAAGTGTTTGGCAAAACTACAATTTCAGGGTTTTGATTTTTATCAAAATTAAGATAAACTGGACAATCTCCAGCGTAAGACATGGTTTCAAAAATTTCACTAACTTTGCTCCATAAACTAATTTTTTTAGCTAAATTTTCAAAGTCATCTTGATTTTTGCCATCACCGAGCGTAATTTTTGGGTTTTCCTCTAATATCAAATTAGAATAAGTATCAGTAATTTGGCTAAAAATATTATAGCTTAAATATTGTTGAGACTCATCAGTTTTAGCTTTGATTTTATTTGTTTGAAAAACTAAATGTGCATCTCCTAAATAGAGATTTTGATTGTCGATATATAACTGTTTATAATCATATTCTTTTTTATAAAGATTTTTAGTTTGAGACATATTTTTTTAATATTTAGTTTTATTTTTTTTGTAAAGCAAAAAAGAATGCTTGAACCGCTAAACCTAAGCTAATTACACGATCGTCTTTTTTTCCAGCTTCAGCTTGCCATTTTCCGTCTATCTTAACAAATGTGTCTAATTCACTTAAAGTTTCTAAGCTACAAATCTGTAATAACCCATCGTCAAATCTAGTTAGCAGATCAGTAAGTAAAACTTCTCTTGATGTTTTGTTTGTGTGCCATCCTAATTTTAAATTAGGGCTTTCTTTTAAGTGCTTAATACTTGTATCCCTCCAAATCTTAGAGGTTGGGAAACCTTTTGAGATTAACCACCTTTGAATATTCGCACCACCATTGTTCAGCTCTAAAGCTAAGAATGGTTTATACATCAATAAAGCATCCCATAATTTATTTTCAAAATTGGTAGTGGATGATTTTTCTTCGCTTCCATCATCATCATCAGATTTGAAAGTTCCAGCTAAGTGACACACTTCATTACCTCGGCTGTCTATAATGTGCATTGAATAATTATCTGATCCTTCGCCAGCTGTGTCAACACCGCAAAAATAGGCTTTACCTGCAATTGGAGGCTGATAAATTTTAATATCGTTTATAATTTCCACAGGTTTAAAATTAGCTTCAATTAAAAGCTTTTCTCTCTCAGCTATTAAGCGTTTATTAAAGAAACTGTTAGAACTTGAAGAAAAGGCTTCTTCAATCGTTAGAGGGTATTCTTGCTTGATTCTTGCTTTTTGCTGTTTAGCTTTTAAATAATACCAATAAAATTGGGGTTTTGTTAGGCTATGCTTAAACATCGGATTTAAACATAAATCATAATCTTGAGCTATAATCTTATACTCTTGCATCCAATCATCATTTTCTGGTGGTTCTTCTTGATAAGCTTTTTTGTCAGTCCAGCAGATAAACAAAATTTTCCATTTTGGATTGTCTTTGATTGATAAATAAAAATCATAAAAAGCGTTTTTTCCTTTTGCCGTGGACTCTAAAATAATATGCCCTTGTTCAGCCGCTTGAAGTGTCCCATCTACAAATTCATCAAATTTAAGTTGACTTTTACCAATTTCCCCTAACTCCGAGGCGTGTAAAAGATCAATCTGATCTGATCTTGCACTTACCCCAGCTTTAATTTCTGAGTTGAATTTTTGTAAATTTCCGTTTGAGTCAATAATCCCTTCAATTAAAAGCTCTTTTACATTATCTTGTTTTATTTTATAACAATTTTTAACTTTTTCTGGCAGTCTTTCAAAAACATTTTTAACATTTTTTCTAAAAAGCTTTTTTGCGTCTTCATCAGTATGAGCTTGAATATAAAAACTAAAATTTTTATTCATTAAAGATAAATCTAAACCCCATTCGTCAATTTCAGTTGACGAACCCATTTGTCTACCTTTAATAATTAAAAGTCTTATTGGCTGACCGTCATCTAAAAAGTCTTTGCAAGCGTTCCAGATTTTGATTTGTGCTGGATTTCTTTTGTATGGCAAAATCTTACCGCTTTGTTCATCTTTAACAGTAAAATAACCTAATTCTACAAAAGCGTGCTTAACTTTCCTCATTTTTTCTTAAAATATAAAAAAATTTAACGCTTCTTGCTTTCCCAGTCGCTAGATTAAAATTTGGTATTTCTCCGCACTCTACAAACCCATTTTTAATTAAAACTTTTTCGCTTGCTAAATTTTCAAAAGTATCTGCACAAATCAAATTTGGTGAATATTTAGAATCTGCAAACTCTAATAAAAGTTTAATAATTTGAGTCGCATAACCTTTATTTCTTTCTGATTTAACAACAGAATACCCAATATCTAATCTTTTATTTTGCATGTAATTTGACATTATAAGCCCGTATCCAATAAATTTTTTATCTACAAAAAAAGCAAGTGACGGCTCATAATCATTAGACTTTGTATAACTTTCTTTGAATTCATCAAAGTTTAGGGGTGTTGAGTTTCCCCAATTTAAATAGCTGTCTAAATAAAGTTTATACGCTTCTTTGACTATTTTTTGATCTACTTCAGATAAAAATTTATAATTCATATTTATTTCTCATTTTTAGCTTTTTGATTTTCTAATTCTTCAATTAGAGTTTTTCCTGTTGTGATTTCTGTTTTGTTTTCATTTTTAGCAATTTGATTTGGCAACTCATTTTCTAATCTTAAACTGCTAGCTAAATCTTTAATCTGAACACCGTTTTTTTGTGCTGTTTTTAAAGCTACTAAATGTTTCAAAGGGTCTTTAGTTGTTGCTATAACTTTTGCCAAATCTTCCATAATTCCAGCTTGTAATTCAATCATTCCTAAATATGCCTCTTTAATTCGTTTTTTAGCCTCTTTTTCTCTTTCTAGTACCTCAGCATCAACTTCACTTGTTTCATCGTCTAAAGTGGGCGGTGCTTGTAATTTAGCCTCTCTAATACGGTTTGCTATTGTCTTTTTGCTATAATGTAAATCTATGTAAATTTGTGCAAACTTATTTTCTATTTCTTGGGTTGTCAAACCTTTGCTTAACCAAATTTTAACTTGATTAATTTGTTTTTGAATTGCTATTGATTTGTTTGACATAGACTAGGCTAAATAAGGTTTTAATTGATTGTAATCTTTTCTGTCTGGGTTATATAAGTTTGTTTTTATAACTCTACTAATCCAGTCTTTATTAAAATTATAAAGTTTTTTAGAATTGTAAATTGTAAATTGCTCAATGTTTCCTGAACTTTTTAAATTTGCACTCCCAGAAAATAAATAAAAATCTGACTTTGTTTTAAGTAAAACCATTTTTGTATGATTTCTAAAAATACCTATTTTATATCCTTTTAATTGATTTTTATTAAACATTTTTTTTAAAACCTTGTGTTTATCGGTTGAATAAAAAAAGGTTGATACTAAGATATTTTTTTTAATATTCCCTAGGGTTTTGTTTAACACTTTAAAAGTGTAAAGATTTAATCCTAAAGTGGTTAAATAAATTTCTTTAATTTCTCCAACTTCTTTAATAAATTCATTTATAAAATCTACAAACTCACAATTGCCATTCATTAATAAAAAACTGCTTTGATTCGTTTCAGGTATATAATCTTTTATAAACTTAGCATTACTAGGTTTGACATATCTTTTTACTTTTCTTTTATACCTAGCTAATTCTTTTTCTTGCTCTTTGACTAATTTTTTATAAATTCCAGGTTCTTTATTTTCAATACTTAAAGTTTCTGCAAAGTTCTCTACTCCAAAAATTTCAATATCATTTTCAATATTATTTTCAATATCAACTTTTTCAATTTGTATAAAATCTTCTATTTGTTTTTGAATTGCTGGTGATTTTGTCATAAATTAAATTACAGTTCCATTTTTCTTAATAACTAAATCAGGGTCTAGCTTTATCATTCTATCTATTATCACTTGGCAGTATTTAGGGTCTAATTCCATCCCGTAGCATTTTCTTTTAAGTTGGTGCGATGCTACCATTGTTGAGCCACTACCAAGGAACGCATCGTAAATATTCTTTTTATCAGTATTATCATTTAAAGCCATTTCAATAATTTCTATCGGCTTCATAGTAGGATGAACAGTATTTCTTTGTCTTTTAGTTTGCCAAACATCACCCCTTAAAGTTTTCTGACCTCCGAACTTTCCGTGATATAAAATAATTTCGTGTTGTTTAAAATACTTATCTAAATGTTGTGCTGGGTTTATTTTATCCCAAACAATAAATGCCTTAACTGGTTTTTGTAAATCTTCTAAAGCTTTTCTAAACAAATGAGAATATTGCCAAGAGCAACAAACATAAAAAGTATCTGAATTTATATTTAAAGCATCGTAAAGGAATTGAGTAAAATCTTCATCACTCATTTTATCATTTGCTATTTTCCCGTGATTTCCTTTTGTTACACCTTGATAATCTATATTATAAGGTGGGTCTGTAAAGACCATATCAGCCTTTTCACCATTCATCAACTTAGCCACTTGGTCTGAATCTGTACTATCCCCACAAAGCAAACGATG